GTGTCGAGCGAGAGCGGCCGACCGTTGGCGATGTCGCGGGCACGGGCGACGCCGATCTCGGTGCCGCCGCGGCCGAACTCACGACGCCAGGCGAGACCACGCTCGGCCTCTTCGGCCATCTCGGCGGTCGGCTTGTACGACTCTTCGGCGATCACGCCCGGCTCCCCGGCAGCGGCCACGGCGTCGGCCGGCGGCACGACGACCTGGGCGGGCCGGTCGCCGATCGCCAGCCCCAGTTCGGCCATGAGCTGCCGCTCGGCGGCGATCTGCCGCAGTTCCACATCCCACTGCTTGCCTTGCCGGGCGTACTCGGCGGCGAGGCTCGTCGTGAGCGTGGCGAGCTTCGTCTCGGTGGCGTTGGCCTCTTTGTTGGGATCGACTCCTTCGCGGCCGTCCCACACCCATTGCCAATTCCACTCGGTCGCCGGCGGCAGTGCCGCCGGGATCAGACCGGGGACTAGCAGAGCCTCGTCGAGCCACGCCCGGAAGATCCGGTCGAGCCATGCCCGCTCGAGTTCGTCACGCTCGACGCGGACATTCTGCTCGTGGAGCTGCCCGTCGAGGCGGGCCGACGAGTAGTTGTAGGACGACGCGTCGAAAGCCGCCTTGTGATAGGGCAAGTTCACGCCGCGGGCGATTTCGCCGAGGATCGTCCGGGTAAACGCTTGGTGCGTGTTCGTCGGCTGCTCGGCCTTGAGCTGCGAGATGTCCCACCCTTCGGGCAACGTCGTCAGCGTGCCCTTCTCGATCTCGATCGCGGCAAACGGGTCCACCTCGTCGACCTGGGCGGCCGGGGAGTTGCTGTGGACGAACGCGGCGAGGTCGGCGGCGATCTCCGCGGCCCGGATCACGGCCTCCGTGTACCGCCGCATGTTCGCCGTCAGCCGCAGACACGGCGTCAGTTCCGAGAGCCCGCGGTGCTGGCCGGGCCGGGTCGGCCGGAACCAGTGCAGCACGTTCTCGGCGGCGATCGTGTCGTACTCGTTGATCCCGATCAGGAAGTTGCTGCCGGGGTGCGACGTGAGCACGTGGTAGGCGATCACGTTGCCGTGTCGATCCAACTCGACGCCGTCCACGAGCGAGCCGTCGGGCGAGACGGTCTGCTGGTAGTCGTACGCCGGCGAGGCGACCTGATCGGCCTCGATCAGCCGGAGATCGAGCTGCACGCCGCGCGGATCGAGCCGCGGATTCGTGAAGAAGATCGCGAACGCTTCGCCGTCGAGGACGCGGGCCTCGGTGGACGTGCGGAGCTTGTCGGCCAGGCGGACCGACCACGACCAATCGAAGAACGCCCGGCCGATGGCGCGGTCGGCCTCCGGCGATCCGGTGTCGAGCTGCACCCGCGGGCCGGTGCCGATCAAGTCGTTGGACTTGGTGACGCAGATGCCGTGAACGTAGGCATTGTTCGCCCGCTCGTACCGGGCACGGTTGCGGATGATTCGCCGGACTTCAGGCGAGAGAGCGGCATTGGCCGAGAGTGCGTCGGCGTTCGCCCAATGGCGGGAGTCGTCGCTCGTCTGCGCGGCGTCGAACCGCGCCCGTGCGAGCGGACGGACGACCTGAATCGCCTTCTTCGGAGGCGACCAGCGGCCGGTGCGGATGAGGGAGACGATTCCCATTCAAGTCGTCCCCGGAGGAATCAACTTGTTGAACCGGAGGCCGCGGTGAGCGTTGCCGGCCGACGTAGCGTTCCGACCGGCGAGGTACTTGTCCGCCTCGATCATGTCGGGGATCGATTGCGCCGTAACCTCGCCCGCGTCGGTGCGGACAGACGCCGGCCCTTGGGCCACCGTGTCGATCTTGGAAGCAAGTTCGTCGCTCATGCCTCCACAGTCGCGGAGACGGCAACGAATCGAGAGGGGGTGTGGCGACTACTTTGCCCGCTTCGTGACGATCACCCGCTTGCCGTCCGGGCCGGCGGGGATGCTGACCTTCTTCCGCTTGCGGAATCCGCCCTCGCTGGCGGCCGGCTCGAGGCCGGTGATCGACGCCGCGACGGCACACCCGACGAGGCAGTCCCACCAATGGTTCTCACGGGCGACCGACTTCCACTCGTCCACGCTCCGGCCGCGGGCCTCAACGCGGACCGGGAACTCTGCCACGAGGTGCTCGATAAGCATCTCGTGGTGCCCGGCATGGAGCATGATCGCCTCCGGATCGCCGAGCCCGAGCCGCAGACGTGCCGAGACGAACGTCTTCCAGAAGTTTGTGTCGTAGGTCGCCTCGATCTGCGTACCCTCGGCGGTCTTGCCGACGAGCCAATTGAGCCCCGCCCGGTCGCCGCGATTTTTTCGCGGCCCCATCGGCGTGCCGGACGCCCCGACGCCCTTGCCGCGGCTCGGCAGGATCGACGCCGCGAACGGAGACGACCGAGCGAAGTTCCGCACCACCGCCGTCGACTGTCCCCAGTTGGCATCCACCATGAGCTGCGAGATCCGCATCGGCACGCCGTCCTCCCGCTGCCAATCACGGGCGAGCAAGAGCCGCGCCGTCTCGTCGAGCCCGGCCCGTAGCGCCGCCTCGAAGCCGGCACCGGGCGTGGCGAGAGCGAGCGTCTTCCGGGCCGACGCCGCCTCGAAGAACGACGAGCCCTGATCCGGGTGTGCCCCGTAGGCGACGACGTGCCCGCCAAAAGACTCCGACCACGACGCGACGAGCCAGTAGAGGAGCCGGTCCTGCACGTCGACGAACGCGGTCAACTTCGTGTGCCCGGCCGGCACGATCCCGCGGGCGATGTTCGTCGCTCGCAGCACGAGCTGCCGCTTGTCGAGCTTGTCGGTCGTGATGTCGTCGGCGAGCGGGGCGTTCTGAAACTCGGCATTGAACGCCGCTTCGCCGCGGTCGATCCGGAGATTCCAGGCGTGTTGAATCGCGGACAGATCGCCGGCGGCCTTGCGTTCGGTCCACGCCACTCGCCCGCCCTTGTCCATCTCCGCTTGCCGCTGCCGGTAGAACTCGTCGGCCGCGCCGGTGCCGGTGCCGTCCCGTTGTCCCTCTCGTCGCAGCTCGGCGTATTGGCTCCAAGCGTCCTCGGCGTCCGGCCATTCGTAGACGAGCTTCGTCCGCTCGCCTTGCCATGACGGGTGCCGCTGCCGGTCGAGGAGCCGGTCCGCCAGGTCGTCGGTGCGTATGACGGTCACCGTGCAAAGCCCGGCGATCGTCTTGCCGGGGCCGGCGAGGCCGAGGATCGCCCCGGAGAGCGTCCGCTCGCGGGTGGCACACTGCGAGGGGCTCGCGGCCGATTCGTCCGTCTGCGGATCGTCGATCAGCACGAGGTCGGGGCGGATCGTCTTGCCGTCCGGTCGGGTGTGACGGAGCCCGCGGATGCGGCCGGTGATTCCGGCCACGCGAACCGCGGCACCCGACGACGCCCCGCCGGGGACGGTGGCGAGCGTGATCTGATCGGCGGTCCACTCGATCTTGGTCGGCGTCCCGTCGATCGTCTGCCCGCGGGCACGGGCGTTGATGCCTTCGAGGGCGCGGATCGGGTAGGTGGCCTCCGGGTAGTCGGCCGCGAGGAGGTCGTTCTGCTCGAGGTGCGACTTGATCGAGTCGAGCATCTGCTCGGCGATCGCCTGATCGGAGCCGATCAGCACGATGAATTGCCGGTGGCCGTTCAGCAGTGCCCAGAGGCAAGCCCACTCGCAGAGCGTCGTCTTGCCGGAGCCGCGTGGCATGGCGAACGCGAACAGCTCGCCATGCAGGACCGCCGCCTCGATCTTGCCGATGGCGGTCAGGTGGTCGGGCGACCACGCGAGCGGGAACGACTCTGCGGCGTAGGTCTCGCAGAACAGCCGGAAGTCGAGCCGGCAGGATTCGCGGCGAGCCGGATCGACGACTGCCGGCGGCGGGCCGATGTCGCGGCCGGCTGCCGAGACTCGGCGGGCTCGCTCGCCGGTGCGGGCCTTGATGTCCTCGTACCGCTCGGCGTCCCGCTTCGCCTGGGCGTCGTCGGCGCGGCGTTTCTGATCGGAGCGGACCGCCATTTTTCACCGGCCGAACTTCGGGGCTAAAAAACGAAGCTGTTTTTGGCGGATCGCAGTGCCTTTTCC